CGGTGGAATCGCAGTGACGATCTTGGCTCTTAATGCCGCTATGAAAGTTTATGCAGCCGCACAGATGATCGTGAACGGCGTTGTCGCAGTGTTTAACGCGCTACTACTGGCAAACCCTGTCACACTTGTCATCTTGGCAATCGTGGCGTTTATAGCGATCCTGACCGCGCTCTACTTCAAGTTTGAGACCGTCCGCAAAATCGTAGACACCGTCTTTGATGCGATGCTTGCAGGCGGTAAAGCAGTCTTTGACGGACTCACTACCTACTTCAGCGCAATCTTCAACATCTACAAATCACTCTTTAACGGCATCGCGAAACTTTGGAACAACACTGTAGGAAAACTGTCTTTCGGCATCCCTAACTGGGTGCCCGGTATTGGTGGCAAAGGCTTCTCCGTTCCGAATATCCCTATGCTCGCGGACGGTGGAATCGTGACAGGGCCAACGCTTGCAATGATCGGCGAGCGTGGCCCTGAAGCGGTCATCCCACTATCTGGACGCAATTCTGGAATGGGTAACTACACGATCAACATCACAGGCGGTCTTGGCTCAAGCGCGGAAATCGGCACAGCTGTCGTAAACGCGATCAGAGCGTTTAATAGGACGAACGGCCCTGCCAACATAGCGGTCGCCTAATGGCTGGCGTAGCGGTACTTGGTTCAGGTAACTACGACCTAGAGATTGACACAGGGTACGACTGGAACGCTTTTACTCTTGACGATGATCTCAAAGGCGAATTAGACAATACCGAATATGTGCTTGACGGTACATCCCAGTTCGCAAGCGTTTTAGACGGAGCGATCTCACTAACTGCCAAGCGTGGACGCGCTAACACTGGCGACCAGTTCGCTTATGGCACGATGAACTTTACATTAAACGACACTTACGCCGACGGAGTGTTCAACCCTTTCGACACAACTTCTCCGTACTTTGATCCGAACAATAATCAGCCTGGACTTGCACCGCTTCGCGAGGTTCGCTTCTCGCGGTACAGCTCTACCAATGTCAAAGAACTTTTGTGGGTCGGCTACATCGTGAACTACGACTACACCTTCACGCTTGGCGGACTAGACACAGTGACCGTAAATTGCGCGGACTTCTCCTACCAGCTGGGACAGACCTTCCTTGCTGAATGGAATGTCACACAGCAGCTGTCAAGCGAGCGTTTTGATGACCTGCTGGATCTTCCAGAAGTCGCTTACACAGGCGCACGGAGCATTGAGACAGGCGTGGCGACCCTTGGCGGTGCAGCTGCCTACACTGTCGCCAACGGCACATCGGTCGCTGGGTACGCCAACAAAATTAATGAAGCCGAGCAGGGAAGAATCTTTGTGGATCGAGAAGGCACTATCGTCTTCCAAAAACGCATCGGACAGACACTTGGAATCCCTGTCGCCGAGTTTCATGACGACGGTACGCAGATCGGCTACAGCGCCATTGACATCTCCTTCCAAGCGGACACGGTCGTAAACCGCGCATCGGTCGCACGCGTTGGAGAAAACACTCCAGAAGTCGCTGAAGACCTCGCATCTCAAGCCTTGTATCTTGTGCAGACCCAGTCGATCACCGACTCGCTTCTGCATAATGACGCCGCAGCTCTCACACTTGCCGAATACCTGATCAGTCCAGATCCCGAAGCACGCTTCAATTTCTTAGGCACCGAGTTCCCCGGCACAGCCGCACTTGACCAAGACCTACTGGCTCTCCTCGATGTAGGCGACCTGATCAACATCCAAAAGTCAATTACTACTTCGGCAGGCCCAACCCAGTTCGCACAAGATCTCACCATTGAAGGACTCGAGCACAGGCTTACTTTGTCGGCTGGGCACGCAGTCACCTACTTCACCTCACCAACCACAATTGTCTATGAGCTGATCTTGGATGACATTGTGTATGGCACACTCGACGAAGAAAATGTCTTAGGATAGAAACATGGCAAACGAGCAGACAAGCGTCCCACTTTTTACCGCTGGCGAGGTATTGACCGCCGCAAACATGAATATCAGTGCTGGCACAGGCACGCCAGTCTTCACAAACACAACTACGCGCGACGCGGCTTTTGGTGGTACAGGCGAAAAAGTATTAGCAGAAGGACAACTTTGTTACCTGTCGAGTACCAATGTCGTGCAGTATTACGATGGCGCAGCGTGGGCTACTGTCGGGCCAGCAACCGCTGGCGGACTAGTTTTTATTAGCAGCACAACAATAACGGCGGCGACATCAACAACTATTAGCAACATTTTTACAAGTACCTACAACGATTACAAAATGCTAATTACTTTGCGCGGGTCGTCAGATAGCAATAAATTAAGAATGACTCTTACTACAGGCGGAACACCAGTAACTACTGGTTACGCGGCTGGTAACTTTATTGGAGATTATTCAGCAGGTGCACCAACAACATTAAGTTACGGCTATGCAGGTAGCACAAGATTTGAGTTAGGCTATATTCCGAATAACACAGGAAACCCAACGATTAACGCAAATATACAATTAGATGTATTCGGCCCAGAAGCAAGCCAACGAACCGCATTAAACGGTCTTACAACTTCTGTTTGGTCAGGTGCAGCAAACGCTGGCGGCATGATAATTGGTTTTCTTGATTCGCTAACAAGTTATGACGGAGTGCAAATAACTAATTCTTCCGGTACAAACATGACCGGTACAGTCGTTGTCTACGGATACGCAAAGGCATAAACATGAATGATATTTCAGTAATTTTTATAGAAGAAACACCCGAAAGTATTGCCGCTGGCAAAGTTGAATTAAAAGCCGAACTAAAAGCACAAGCCGAAAGACTTGCTGCTCGACAAGCCTTGTTAGACCGTTTAGGCATTACAGCCGATGAAGCCGCGCTACTACTTGGCTAGCATCATGCTCGCGCTCATCCTGACCGCTTGCGCTGACCGTTACCGCGAAAACTGCAACACAACTAAAGCCGACGGACTACTTGAAAGACGCTGCCCATGACCACAGACAAACGACTAAGCAACGAACAAATCAAAGCTCGACTAATCCTTATCGTAGGTATCGGGCTTACAGCATCATTCGTTATGGCAATCGCATCACTCATCTTCGGACTGCTCTTTGTCGTGCAACCTACAGAGCAAAGCCCGAACGACGCCGAAGCATGGGGAGTCTTGTCGCCGATGCTCATGACTTTGGCAGGCGGCTTGATCGGTCTGCTCGCTGGCAACGGACTTAAAGACCGTCCTAAAGATCCACCTACATTATGAGCGTGATCCCAGCGAACCCAGCAATCCCAAACTCAAGACCGTACACAGGTAACTCGGACGGAGCCGCAGCTGGCCCTAGAAGCGGAATGGACGAATGGATCAGACAAGCGATTCGCTACGGCAACGGAGCCTTCTGGAACAATGGGTCGTGGGGCGTAAGAAAAATGCGCGGATCCGAAAATCTGTCAGTGCATGCCACAGGGCGCGCAGTAGATCTTTCATACCGCAAGTCAGAACAACATCCGAACGCAAGTCGCAAAGGATCAGTTGCCTTTTTAAACATCGTTACCGCTAACGCGAACGCGCTCGGACTTGAATGCGTACTTGATTACATTGCACCATTCGGACGCGGCTGGAGATGCGACCGACAAAAGTGGCAGAAATACACCAAAGAAACTATTCACGGCGTACCGGGCGACTGGCTCCATTATGAAATCTCGCCTGCTATGGCAGACTCTCCAGCCCTTGTCAAACAAGCCTTTCAGAGAGTGTTCGTCGAAATCCCCCAATAGCGCACACTGATCCTCTATGGTCGAAGTACCGACGATAGGAGTGAAATTATGACCGAACCAAAAGTCTTCATCTATGAGGTAGGTCGGTGCTCAATGGACAACGGACAAGAAATACTTGTTCAGATCTTTAGACACGAAGACACCCACAAAATCATCCGCGCCCAAATCGCCTTCCGCACATTGGCTGGCGACAGCTGGGGCGTCCCAACAGAATTGAGTTTTCAACAATGAGCTATTTAACGATCAAAATCTTTGCATGGGTAACTATAGGGCTATGTCCTTTTGTGCTCCTCTGGGACGCTTCTAAAGCGCCTGAAGGCATGTCTCAAGTGAGCCCCGTGACTTCCTACGCCACTATCCCACTAGGCACACTGCCAGTCGTAGTCACACCCCCCGTCACTACGCCGGCTACAGCTTGCGCGCAAGCTCTCAACCTTGCCTTGAGTGTTGGATGGCCTGCCACCGAAACACCGACTTTGATGCGCGTTCTAAAGCGTGAGTCAAATTGCACGCCAGACGCATTCAACCCTCGAGACACCGCAGGCGGCTCTTACGGCTATATGCAAATCAACGGATTCTGGTGCACCCCTTCGGCATACTGGCCCCAAGGTTGGCTACAAGCGAAAGGAATCTTGACAGTGTGCGACGAATTGTTTGATCCCAAAGTAAACCTCACCGCAGCTCTCGCAGTGTGGCATAATTCTAAATGGACACCTTGGAACCTTCCGAAGTGACCGAAGAGCCTTATCCCGAAACTGGTATCACAGAGGAGACCCGACAGATGTATCCCGAAAACTATTCCGACAAATACAACAAAGTATTCAAAGAGTTCATAGATGACATTATGCGCCCTAATCATGTAGCGCGCCCAATAGATCGACTAGACGATAACGAAATACTTTTAGACGAACTCACAATTATTTACGATGCACACATGACGATCGGCGGAGAGCAAAACCGATTCAATGCAAGTGTGATTCGTGCGGCGATTAACTGCATCCGGGCTTACTCCGCATGAACGATCTCCAACTCTTTGCACCTACACGCGGACTCGGCGCATACCGTGAAGAATGTGCCATAGACCGAAACACCGTCATCATCTCACCCAGCGCAAAACCGACTTCTGCAAGTGCAGCTCTAAACGCCTTGCCTAAATCGGGCTCAAAGCGTCGGCGCGTCTATGAGTACCTAAAGCAGACAGGCGGAGCGACAGACGAAGAGATTGAGCGCGCATTGGGCATCTCTGGCAACACTGTCAGACCTACCCGGGGCTCCTTAGTCAAAGACAAGTTTGTCTACGCCACAGACCTTGAGCGTCCAACGCTTGCAGGCAACATGGCGATCGTCTGGAAGGCGCGCTAATGGCACACTTTGACCTCTCGCTCTATGAGACCGTTGCACAGCGTCTTGAGCGCTTTTGGACTGCCTACCCACACGGACAGATCGTGACCGAAATGGTGCACTACGACGGATCCACAGTGCTCTTTAAGTGCACCTCATACGACAACGACGGACGACTCATCTCAACGGGCTACGCCGAAGAAGTCATGGGAAGCTCTCCAGTCAATAAAACTTCGTTCTGCGAAAATGCGGAAACTTCGGGAATCGGGCGTTGTATAAGTAACGGGCCCCTAGGACATACGGGAGAACGCGCATCAGTGACCGAGATGGCAAAGGTAAACCGCGTGAATAGCACGCCTGCACCGGACACATTCGGCGGCGCTACACCTAAACAGATCGGCTTCTTAAAGTCACTAGCGCGCGGTAAAGCATGGGATGACTTCCAGCTGCTTGAGTTCATTCACAAGACTCTCGGCGTAGACGATGTAGTGGTGGAGACCTTGTCATCGGGACAGTGTCGAGTCTTAATAGACAGGATGAAAGCCCAACGAAGAGTACGACCGATTGCACGATCACATGACAGCGATTGCGCGCGAGCGTGACAACTCAAACCGAATCATTAAAACCCTTGAAGAGCGTATTAAAGAATTAGAAGATGAGCTTGTCTTGGCGCATGAAGCTTTAGCGCGAAGGTACACAAGACCATGAGTCGCACAGTCTGGCTTGCATTGGCTCTTACTGTGCTATGTGCAGCTTTAATGGCATGGAGTGACAAGAAGTGAAGCCTGGACATGCAACATGGATCACTTATTGCGTGATATGCAGCGCGGCGTGCACAAACAACGGATCAGGAAGACCGAGAAAAGT